GTGTCTAATTCTTCTGCACTACAAAGTCTTATTAAAAATACAGACCCAAGTTTGTTAAACGTAATTAATTAATAGTCTATTTCAGTTGGCTCTTTATCAATACTATCGTATGCGTTTTGCGCCCATTCGGGAAAGCCATACTCTTGGTCGCTTGGGTCAAGCAGGTGTAGAGCCACAAAGTATGCAACTCTATCGGTTTGATCCTCGATAGTGTTAGTATCTCGATCAAGGCGTAAAACTCGGATAGATTCATCATCTTTGCAATGATCATACGCCAAGTGACAGGCATCCTCAAAGTTTTCGGGTAGCTCTTCAGCTATAGATAAATCTTTATAGCTAACCTTCTTTTTGTCGTACCCAAAAGAACCAGTTGAAGTTATTAGCCACTGAAATGATTGTGTCATTTTATTACCTTTCTAAGTTTAATTATCTAAGCACTGAAACCGAAGTCACAGTGCTTATTAATTATACTTTAGCCCAATAGCCGTAGACCATTTTGTGGGAGCAGTTCCATATATCGTTAACAGCCCCATCAGTAACAGCAACGAAGTGCCTTGCCTGTCTGGCGATAACAACGCCATCAGGCATGTCTTCAGCGCGAGCCTTGACGCCTTTAAATTTTGGTGCTGAATGCCAGACCCATCCGTGACTTTTTAAAACTGCGCCATACACGTCTTTCATAATGCCATTACGAACAGACTTAGCGCGTCCATTGTCTTTATTAGCCTGTGCTATTTCTTTATAGCAAGCATCGTAGTCTAGCTCTAAAGCAATTGCCATTGCGCGAACTGCACAATCACCAGCTATACCTTTTCGGCCTGACGCGGCACGTCCACCATCATTATAATAAAAGTCAGTCATAAGAAATCTCCTTCTCTCTATATATACTATATATAGTATATGAATAAAGAAGTCAAGAAGATTATGTAAAATAATTTACATTATATAAAAAAATAGTTTTAACGCTCATCACAAAACTCCATTATCTTTTTAGATGCGTCAGTCGCACCCTTCCCAATAATAACTGTCTGGCCTACTGACTCTAAATAAATAATCATAGATTTCTGTTCGGGGGAAAGTCTTCCACCTGACACTCTCTTCATCTCAACCCACAGCGTCCACTGTGGAATAAACAAGTCAGGAATGCCTCGAACTACACCTTCAGCTTTTAATCGTTTGGCAACGCTGATTGCCCTCTTCTCGCCATTCGGGATTGCGAATATCAAAACGTCTGGATACTTAGATCTAAACCAATTGATAAATCCAACTTGCTCCTCATGCTCAGAAGGGGATGTCTTCACCAGTCCAATCAGCGTATTCCGAGTTTTGCGTTTTCGTCTCATTATTTCTCTCCACTTGCGTATAATCAAATTCCACAATCTCTTTGTATTTTGGATTGTGAGATGATGGTTTAATTTTTATGCGGCTAGGTGTTGTCCATAGCTTTGCTTCAATTAAAGCGTGATCTGTTGTATCTGCCGTTGAACTTAACAAAGGCTTTCTGGATCTATATCTACTGGCGGCGTATCCACCATGATCAGGACACAGCCACTCTGAATTTGACATCATACCGCAATTGTAAGTCACTTTCACGCTGTCTGGCTTTCCATCTTTTTTGTGTCTTGAATACCATACACTATCGACATCAACCCACTCGGATTCTATTTGTGACGATAACATAGCGCCTCGGTATGAATCTGGATTATGATTAAGCATAGGCGGTGGAAATTGGAATCCACACTCAGGACAGATTTTAGCGGCGGCGTGAACCATCGTCTGGCATTTCTCGCATGTCTTAACTGGAGCTTCTCCATCGCCACTAGAAGTCTTATAATTTGGATTCACCTTATCAATAAATCCGTGACGCTCGACGTTGGCTCCAAAATCACACACCAAGCAGTTTTCTTTGCCATCTGCAATTCTAGTGCCACGTCCAACCATTTGAACATATAATCCAGTTGAAGCTGTAGCTCTAATTAAACCAATGAGGTCTACGGCAGGGTGATCAAATCCAGTAGTCAAGACATTGACATTTATCAGGCATCTTAGTTTTCCAGATTTAAAGTCAGCAATTGTCTGATCCCTTACTTTTTTACTATCTTCGCCAGTGACTGCATCAACAGAAATTCCGTGAGACTCAAACTCTTCAAGAAGCATTCGTGCGTGTTTTATGCCACTACTAAATATTAACCAGCTCTTCCTATCCTCGCCTAACTCAACAATTTCATTTACAGTAGCCGCCACAAGTTCTGGGTCAGATGCGGCAGTAGCCAATTGACTTTCAATAAATTCACCGCCACGTTTTCCAACGCCTGTCAAATCGATTTGATTTAATCCACCTTTACTAATCACAGGAGACAAGTAACCTTGCTCCATGAGCATCTCAACAGATATGTCATGTGCAATTCCATCAAAGATAGCACCTTTGCCTTTGTGCAAGTATCCACTGTCCAATCTGTATGGCGTGGCAGTCAGTCCAACAACTTTAACATCTGGATTGCAACTCTTCATATCAGCTATAAATTTGTTGTATCGAGTGCCTTCATTCTTGGGTAGCATGTGAGCTTCATCAATTAAGATCAAATCAATTGCAGGGACTATCTCGTAGGCTCTCTCCCATACACTTTGTATTCCTGCAAATATAATAGGCTTGTCTAGTCTCTTCTCACCCACAGACGCGCTGTAGAAGCAAAAATCAGCCTGTGGGTACAGCTTAACCAATCCTGAAGCACCTTGCTCCAAAAGCTCTCTAACGTGCGTTACAACCATAACTCTCGTGCCGTGGTAGCTCATGGCGTCTGAAATCAGTTGTGCGATGATCGCAGTCTTCCCAGAGCCTGTAGGCGCAACGATTAGTGGATTATCCCCTGACTTGCTTGCCCAGTAGCTATACAACCCATCTATCGCTTCTTTTTGGTAGTCTCTAAGGGTAAAGGTCATGCTTCACCTACAATATTAAATTCAGAAATTGGGATGTGGACTACAGGCTCTATATCTTGCCAATCTCCCCTGTCTTTTCTACCACCAATCTTGGCATCCCATTTATTGTTGAGCATATCAATCCAACCCATTTGGTCGGCCCATTGCACTAAAAGGATGCAGTTAATACCAATGTCACTATAAGATTTTGCGGCAACAACTTTAGACATGGAAATGATGTATGTGGAATATGCAGTTTTTTTATTTGTTCTGCATTTTACCTCTACAAAAGTTCGTATTTTTCCGTTGTCGATTAAACAAAAATCCATTTTGTATTGCATGGGCAATTTTGCAAAATTCACAGAGCCTTTCCTTCCAAAACTTGCAATAAATTTCTTTATCGCTAATGTCTCTTTATTCAAATCCTCAGAGGTTTCGTATGTTGGTCTAAACGCCATTACACCATCCTCCCATTAAATATAGCTTGGCTGTTACCTTTGTTCTTAATAATCTCGCCAGTGTCTTTATCTTCATATTCAACAAAATCATCCCCAGCATCGTGTACTACCAAATCTTTTGGCATGATTTGTGGGATGTATAGATGTTCATCACAAGTGACCGCTGGCTTACCTTTGGCGCAACTCCAAGTACCATTTTTCTCTGGGGTCACATGGCAACACGTTCTACAGCTAACTTCTGGTATCTTGCACCCATGACACACAGCCCAATAACTACAGAACTTGCACTCCCAATTACTAGCATCTTCGTGGAGCTTGGATGGCGGTGTCTCAGAAAATATAATGTCGCTTGCCTTACTTATAAGTGACTTGGCCTCAAGTTTGTCTATCTTTACACGCTCCGCATAAATACCGTCAGTCTCCTTGCAGACCGCAAAGAAGTAGCAGTCGTCCAATTCAGCCAAGTACATTCCAACCTGAACTTGCGCCCAGTAGACAGGTTTGCTTATTTGCAATCCTTTTTTATCAATATCTTTAAAGCTCTTTGTATTCATCGTTTTAAATTCAAGTGCGTGTGGCTTACTACTCTCAGGAAAACCAATACCTACTCCATCAAGGCTAAGTGCAAAGTGACCACCACAAGCCTCAAACCTAATTTGCTTGCCTGTGTCTGGATCTACTTCCCATATTTCCACACCGATATCTCTAAGATTAGATACAACACGATCCTCTTCACGATCACCAGTCTCAAAAAGTCTCAGCATTCGCCCAGAGAAACTAGGCGTCCACGCATGTCTAAATTGATACCACAAAGCGCGGCTACACTTATTACCAATCTGTGATCCGCCAAGGTGAGGTCTGTGTTCATTTTTTCGTTTGACCTCATACTTTTCAAAAATGAGCCGCACAGTTTCTGGTATCATGTATCTTTCTAAATTCATCTTACTCTCCATCTACTCATAAAATGGGGCGAAAAATACGCCCCATCCTTCAGTAGATTATTTTTTCCACGGTGGTGTTGCGGCAGTAGCTGTCTCAGTAGCTATTGATGTTGGAGATCGCGTATTACCAGTAGCTTCATATCCTTTTACATTGTTTGATGCCTCGTAGCCATTTGATGCAGGGGATACAGCCACTTTGACCATCAGTGGCTTGTCGAGCAACTCAATACTATCCTTTGGGTTGTTCACACCAACAGAGCGACAGATTGATGACAGACTGCGCTGTGCAATTTCTACTGCTGTCGAATTTGGGTTTTTTAAGTTTAGACGATCCCAAACTTTCCGACCCTTAAATGCGCCACTGACAATCTCAATTGTTAATTCTAGGTATGAGCCTGTGCCAGCTTTAGTTGTTTTCTCTTCTCTACTAACAATTACTGCTTCGTACCAATCCGCTGGCAGGGGATTGCTTGACTGTGTTGGCTCATGGTCGAGCGCGTTAAATCCGTTTAAGTCCATTTGAGTTCTCCTACTCTGTTAAATATTTAGAAAATGGGTTGCCGCCTTCAAGTGTAAATGGCAGTGGTTCAGTAATGTTGAACCGATTTTTAGTGACGCTTGACGCCTGTGGAAAGCACAGGATCTCACGTTCACCTGTAGAAATGGCTCGTATTTTATCGCCATCTCCGCGAGTAAATGTCTTCAGTCGGATTAGCCCCACCAAATCGACGTTGTCAGTATAATGAGGTAAAGACTTCTTGTGCAAGCGAACCGTGTATCTTTGGAACGCATCCATATCTGGCAAGTCCAAAGTCTCAGTGTCGGCGTGACCAATGAAGACCACATTCATCCCAGTTTCGTAGGCAAGAGATCCTGCCCATTCTCTGATTTGGCGGTGCTTCTCTGATGCCGCACCATACCCAGCTCCATATCCACCACCAGCTTGGTTGATAGACTTTGATTTTGGGTCAGCCGCTACAATTTCGCTCTCGATAAGAGTAGCCAACTGAGTTATCGAATCTAAAACCAATGTCTTAAACTCGTGCTTCTCTGTAGCCAGAACCTCAATTGCACTTAAAACGTCAGTAGATGATGTAGCCAATGGGAACAAACTTACGTTGTCATTGCCTGTAAGTGACGCTGTGCCATCCTCAGTACGAATAAAGACCGGCTTTGGGAACATAGCGGCTAGAGTTGTCTTACCCATTCCGCCTTCACCAAATAAGGTAGCT